TATAAAAAACGAGTTGGCAACGATGCTAACCGTTTATCAAGAGCGGAGTTTAATACCGAAGTATCTAAGGCTTTGAATAGACAAGGTGATTCGCCGATACCAGAGGCAGCAGCGGCAGCAGCTAAAGTGCGTAAAGATATTTTAAAACATTATGGTAAAGAAGGTCTAGAGATTGAAGGCTTTTTTGGTGATGGTAAAGCAGTACAAGACACTTTAGATACTTATTTTCCACGTCAATTTAATAGAGCAACAATCGCTGCTAACCCAGCCAAGTTTCAAAAGAAAATAGCTGATTACTTTAAATCCGAATATTCAAAAGCAAAGCGTGGAACTAAAGCTAGAATTTATGAAGATGCTATTGAAACATTAGACGAGAGTTATTTTCAAAGATTGGCTCTTGATGTTTATGACAATGTTATGGGTTCTTCAAGTTCAGTGCTTCACGACAATGTTGGTTTATCTTCCCTACCAAGTTTTGCTAAAAGTAGAAAACTATTAATGGATAACACCGAAATAGAAGAATTCTTAGAGATGGATGTTGACGCTGTTATGACTAAGTATGCCAAGCTTATGTCATCTCGTACCAGATTAGCTAAAAGATTTGGTATGGACTTCTTAGATGATAATATGCAAACCGGTAAATCAAAAATAGTTCAAGACATCAAAGAAGAGTATGCTGATCTTAAAGCAAAAGTTCTTGATAAACCTAAAGAATTAAAGAAATTAAAAGCTCAAGAAGAAAAAGATTTAGCAGATGTATTTGCGTTAAGAGATAGATTACTAGGTACGTATGGTTATTCAATAAACCCAGATAGTTGGGCTTATCGTGTGCAACGTCAAGTTAAGCAGTATAATGTGGTAACTATGCTTGGTGATGTGTTAGCCTCATCAATACCGGATTTAGGTAAACAAGTAATGGTTGGCGGTTTTTCTAAATTTCTTGGGAAAGGGTTAAGACCATTAGTTAAAAAGTTAGCTTCACCAGAATTTAGAAAATATAAGAAACTTCATGCAAGAGAAATGAACCGTATGGGTGTTGCTCTTGATCTTGTCAATAATGGACGTGTAAACGCTATTGGTGATATTATGGATGATTTTGGTAGACATACTAAATTTGAACGTGGTGCTGATTATGTTAACCAGAAATTAATTACCGCAACTGGTATTAGTCATTGGAACGCTTCTTTACGTCAAGTAGCTGGTGGCATCATTCAAAGCAATATGCACGATGCTATGTCAGCGATTGCAGGTAATAGTGCTTCGGCTAAACAAATAGCTAATCTGGCTAAAGTCGGTATTGACAAGCAAGCTGCTAGAGCAATTAGAGCGCAGATAAAAAAACATGGTGAAGTTATAGACGATTTAGTTTTCCCAAATATTTCTAAGTGGGATTTTGAAGCTAAAGAATTAGGTGAGCTATACGCTACTGCAATTAGAAAAGAAGTAGACTCAACAATCGTAACTCCGGGTGTTGGTACTACGCCCTTATGGATGTCAAGAAATGGTTTAACTTTATTTGGCCAATTTCAATCGTTTGCTTTCTCTTCAATGCAAAAAACTTTAATCCCCATAGTTCAAGACTTTGATGTAAAAACAGTTCAAGGTTTATCAGTAATGGTTGGTTTAGGTACTTTAACCGCTGCATATAAGAGAGCTGCTAGGGGTGATGATATGCCAGATACTACAACTCTAATTCAAGAAGGCGTTGACCGTAGTGGTGTTATGGCGTGGGTTATGGATTATAATAATCGTCTTGAAAAATTATCTCAAGGAAATATTGGATTATCAAGAATTCTTGGCACTAACGCAACAAACAAATATTACAACTATAATAATTTTGCAGCACTTGGCCCAACAACAGGTCAAGTAAATAATTTAATGAATGTGGCAGGTGGTATCCTTAGTGGCAATGTTAATCAATCTACAGTCCACTCGGCACGTAGATTATTACCATTACAAACTATGATAGGCGTGCGACAAACTCTTGACTTAATGGAGAAAGAGTTTAATAATACTATAGGAATTCCTAAGAATTAATTGAATATTCAATAATATGGTTACAGTACCTAATTTAGTAGATGAAACACCTTTAGATCAGTATACGGCAACAGCTAGTCAAACTGACTTTAATTTCACCTACATGATATTTGCTACTGCCGACATAAAAGTTTATGTTAATGGCGTATTAAAAACTGAAACTACTGATTATGTGGTTAAGCAGTCGGATGGTAGCGCTATTGTACCCGCAGATGATTTACCGATGGATGGTGGTAAAGTTGTTTTCAATTCCGGTCTTACTTTAAATGATGAAGTTTCCTTATCTCGTGATATAGCTATTGAAAGACTAACTGGTTACTCGGTGGCCGGTGCTTTTAGAGCAGATGTAGTCAACGCTGAATTCACTAAAATTTATGCGGTTCAACAACAATTAGAAAGAGATTTAGCTAGAACAGTTCAGCTAAGTGCTTCTGATGCAGAGGGGGGTTCTTTAACATTACCTTCTAGTAGAGCTAGTAAGTTCTTATATTTTGACGCAAGTGGTGATTTAACGGCTGCGGCTGGTACTACCGAGGTTGCTGTTAGTGCTTTTATGGAAACCGTACTAGATGACACTACGGCTGCTGCGGCAAGAACAACTTTAGATGCTGAACAAATAATAAACTCACTTACTGCCATAACTACTCTGCAAGATGCTGACCAAATAAGTGTGGCTGATAACTCTGATTCTGATAACTCAAAGAAGATAACCGTGGCTAACCTAGAAACACATTTAAAAACGGCTCTATCTGTGATACCAGTTGGCGCGGTTTTCCCTTACGCAGTCAATTCTGCGCCGAGCGGCTTCTTAGAATGTGATGGGTCTGCCATCTCAAGAACTACGTATGCAGACCTGTTCAGTGCTATTGGTACAACCTTTGGGGTTGGCGATGGCTCAACTACTTTTAATATACCAGATTTAAGAGGTGAATTTATTAGGGGTTGGGATAATGGTAAAGGCACGGATAGTGGTAGATCGTTTGGCTCTAGTCAAACGGATGAATTTGAGTCCCATACCCACACGATAGACTTAAAAGATGGTAGCTCTGGCTCGGGTACGGTTGCTGGTTATCCTGAATCAACCCTACAATTCTGGGGTAACGCCACTGATGGGGCGACCGGTAGTAGCGGTGGTGCGTCAGAAACTAGACCTCGCAACATTGCTTTAATGTATTGTATTAAATATTAAGTTAGAACTATGAAAGTATATAATTTTGATAATAACGGATATTTCATTTCAGAGGCTAATGCTAAATTAGACCCGGTAGAGACTAAGGTGCAAGAAGAGAATGTCTATTTACTACCTAATAATGCAACTTTCATTACTCCCCCAGAAAATCAAGAGGGTAAAGTGAGGAAGTTTATTAATGGTGAATGGGTTTATGAAGATAGACCTATAGAAGTAGTTACTGTAAAAACAATAGATGAGATAAGGGCGGAAAAAATTGTAGAAATTAAATATGTAGCCGGAAAGAAGATCGTAACAGCATACCCGGAGTGGAGACAGAGAAATCATATGGCTGCGGTAGTTGATATTCAAAACAAAGAATTAATAGCCCTTAAAGCGAATACTACTTACACTTTATCCGCAGATGAATTGGCTATCGTTGCAGCAGCACAAGCAGCTAAAACAGAAATATTTAATATCAGAGCTAAATCTGATGAGTTAGAAGCATCTTTAGATACTATGACTCAAGAACAGCTTGAAGCTTTTGACGCAACTAACGATTCAAATTGGGTTTAGATATGATACCAAGAAACGCAAGACTTTCAAATAATAGAGCTAGTATTATACTAGCGAATCGTAAACCTCCGGGGAAACCGGCTACTGGTATTCCGATTCAACTATTAGACGGTAAGAAAAGAGGAAATTTAATTTTCACTGGTCAAGGAGTAAGAATTAGAAGAATGAGAGATGCGATACCTACTACTTAAACTCATATTAGATTTTATATATTTAGGGGTAAGCCCGTATATATCAGATGATAAGGGGTTACTTGTTTGGGCTTTGTATCTATTAATTCAGCCAGTTGTTTTAAGTTTGGCTATTAAAAACTTATCTTCAAACCCAGCGGTGAAGGTAGTTAATTTTATAGTGCTAATAACTTCTAGTATTTTATTTGTTAATTTTGTTTTGGAATGGTTCTTATTTGAACGCTTTGAAAACATAAGTAGAATACTTAATATTATTTTGATGTTAATAGTTTTACCACTTTGCTTTAATGCAATTTGTAAAGTATTTGTAGTTGAGAATTCAACTTATGAAGAGGGCAATAGTTATTTTGGTTTTAAGAAACCGGTTAATATTTTTGGTTTAATAGCGGCTTTAGTTAAATCTCCCTACGGGCATTGCTTTTTAATCACTAAGGGGAAGATGTTTAAGTTTAGTAAAGGAATTGTCAAGGAAGTAGATTATAAACATTCTGATGATTTCTGTTTACGCCGAATCAAGAATGTACCACTTTCCGAAGCTGAAAAACTTGTAGGTAGGAAGTGGACGTTGTTCAATAACTGCTTTACAATATTTAGAACTTTTAAATGAACGCAATTTTACCGTTACCAATGTCAGATAACGATTTTCAAAATGCCCAAATTCAGAAAGCTTTACTTGATCTGAATAAGGAAGTAGGCAGCATAAATACTGCTATAAAGAACTTAACCGATGGGCTTAAAGAAAATTCAAGGAAAGTACAGGCCGAAGCTGAAAAGATGCAAGGGTCTATTGATGAGATTAAAGGCCAAGTAGATGGCTTAACCTTAAAAGCTAAATACTGGAAGTTTGGTATTTGTTTTGTTTTAGCCTGCGGTAGTATCATGGCTAGTATAGTTCACTTTGGTAATGAAACTATACAATTATTAAAACATTTATTCGGGGGCAAATGACTTATAGTTTTGGTAGAAGATCACACAGTAAAAAAATAACTTGCCATAGAGATTTACAGTTGATTCTTGATGAAGCAATTAAAGTAGTTGACTTCACTATTCTTGAAGGTTCAAGAACATTAGAAACTCAACAGGAATATTTTGCACAAGGTAAATCTAAATTAGATGGTGTGAATAAAAAATCTAAACACCAAGTGTCAGATGAGCAGCCATTATCAATGGCGGTTGACATAGCACCATACCCGATTGATTGGAATGATAAGTTTAGGTTTGCGTTTTTAGCAGGTGTAATGAAAGGCGTAGCAACAAGATTATTAGAGGATGGTAAAATCAGCCACAAACTTAGATGGGGTGGTGATTGGGATTCTGATAATAATTTTAAAGATCAAACTTTTTTTGATCTACCGCATTTTGAATTAATAAAAGTTTAATTATGAATAGTTTTATTGCAGGTATTATAAATTTTATTGAGGACGATAGGGGGGCTAAATCTTCTAAAAGAATAGCTGGTTTATTCCTAAT